CATTATAACCATTCCAATATGTCCAGCAGTCATAAAGAAAAGCGTTCAATCCTGGCTGACCAGATGGTGGGTAGTTAATAAGGGCTGTCTGATAGTTAATTTGTGCAGCATTTAAATTTGTTTCTTTTGTTTGTTTATTTGTTAATGCTGTAGCAACCGTTACTGTTTGACCATCTACTGCTATTTGCGCTGCTAACTTTTCTGATAAGGCTGTTTCTTCTGCTCCTACCGCCGCATCATATGCAGCATACGAATTGTCTCTAGTAGTCTTGGCAGAAACTGCGGTGCTGTATTTATTTTCTGCTATACCAATTAAAGACTGAAATTCTGTTTTGTGGTTTAAGTTTGAAACCTTAGATTTTAATTGTGTTATTTCTTGGTCAGCAATTGAAAGCGGGTTGTCGCTATATGAGGCAGGAGATAAAAACAGCCAGCCAAAGCCTAAAATAGCGGCTAAAGATAATCTCCATAATTTAGTCCTAGTCAACTAATAACTCCCTGTTATAACCTTTATAACAAGTTAATTATATCACTTAACTATTCAGGATTATCTGTTTTATAAAACCCTGTGCCTTTAAATTGTACACCAATTGTTCCATAAACTTTGATCATTTGATTCCCGCATCTTTCACAAATTTGTATCGAATCAGATTGTTCAAATGACTTAGTTACTTCCATGCCAAAATCACATTCCATGCAGGCATATTCATATCTTGGCATATATATATTGTATCATTTATGAATATTTTTTTGCAAACATTGGGGACATTTCCACTAAGTCAATGTTACAATATCTTGGCATCTCAGAAACCCATACAATAGTTTTAACAATGTCATCTACACTCATGCTAAATTCTGCCTCTCTGTAATTAGACTCCCTTGTGTTAATACTAGCTGGCCTAATTTCTGTTACCTTAATTTTTAATCCTGGACCATACTCAATCCTTAAAATTTCAGCAAGACTAGACAATGCGGATTTAGAATTACAGTATGTTATACCCCCAGCATATGGATATTTTCCAGCAAACGAAGATATAAATATTATCAATGGATTTTCTGAATTAGATAAATTTTTACTAAACAGTTTATTTAAAAGAGCTGGACCTATTACATTTAGTGAGTGGGCTTGTATAAAAGCATTATAGAAATCTTCACCTTCAAGCCAGCCTCCGCCCGCAGCATTGTTAACTATTAAATCTATCTGTGTGTCTTTATATTTTTCGTATAAATCCTCTATTGATTTTTTTTCAATTAAGTCTAAACGCTCTATCTTTACATTATCACCCCAAACATTTTTTATGTTCTCTGGATACCTAGATGTAGCAATTACATTATAATTAAGTTCAGATAACTTATTAACTAATGCATTACCTACTCCCAATGTAGTTCCAGTTACTATTGCTGTTTTCATTTTCACCTCGACCATTTATGAAATCTATTGAAAATTTCATACTCTACATGTTCTCCGTCAACCCACCAATCTTCATAAAACAAATCAACCAAAAGATAATAACCAAAAGAACTTAAAATTTGTCTCTGTGCATCTCTTATTGACCAATTATTAAAATGATTTAAGTTTCCATAATCAAATGTTATTGTAGAAAATCTGTAATCATTTAGTGGCAATGATACTAAAGTTTTAAGTGGTTTGTCAATACTATTACTTGCTTTTTGTCCTAGTTGATGGTTTCCATGAAGGTCTATTTGTAAATAATCAACTCTTTTGGGAACGCTGTGTTCTTTAAAAAATTCATAGAAATTTGTTTTTGTAGCATCACCCTTGATACACTTATTCGATCTATTTTTATTAAAATTATCGACAAAATTTTCTTCAATATCCATTGATATTCCGTTCCAGCCATATTCTTTTTCTAGGCCAAAAGAATTGTTTCCCATGTCCCAATCTCCTACACCTAGCTCTACATAAAATCCTTTAGATATTTCTAAAATGTCTTTTTTATCACGCTCATTTTTAGCTTTTGTAATCTCTATCACAAATTTTGATATGTCTGTCATGTTTGTCCTTTCTAAGCAATGGTATACAGATTAAGAATTTAATATCTTAGCTAATGCATTTACCGTCGCAGCAATTCTTCCAATATCCCTTAATTGCTCAACACTAAATCCTTCTTTTTTTAATGTTTCATAATGTGCTTTAACGCAAAAATGACATTTACTAATTATGGATGATGCTAATGAATATGCTTCAAAGTTAGCTTTTGTCGTTCCGCCATGTGAAGCAATTGCATTCATTCTTAATTGCGCTGGAAGTCCTGAAAGATTTGGATCATCCACCATTTCAACATATGGATACCACACATTGTTTTGAGCCATAAGAGCGCCAGCCGTCATTGCAGCATTCTTTTCTACTTCATTTGTAGAAGATGCGGCGATAAAGGCAATCAATTTGCCATTACCTGTAGCAAAAGAAGCTGCCAGAGCTAGATGGGTTGCTAACTCTGGCTCAAACGTACTGCGATTAATAACAGCATCAAGATTTAATTTTATATCTTTAGCATATTCTGGTAAAGATTCTTTTAGCTGTTCAACCCACATTATAGAGTATCTCCGCCTAATGGTCTGTTACAGGCACAAAGTTCTCCTGTTTGAAGTGCATCAAGAGTTCTTAGTGTCTCTTCTGGATTTCTACCAACATTAAGATTGTTGACAGTTACATGCTGAATAACATTTTCTGGATCAACAATAAATGTAGCACGTAAAGCAACTCCATCATCAGTCAATACCCCTAATTGTGCTGCTAGTCCTGTGTAAGAATCATCTGCAGCATGAACCCATTCACGAACCTGATCTGCAAATGACCATGAGTTAGTCTCTTTTAAGTCTTCATGAGCATTTCGCCAAGCTAGTTTACAAAATTCATTATCTGTTGAACCTGTAAGCAATATTGCATCACGATCATTAAAATCATTTACTAGATTATCATATGCAACAATTTCTGTTGGACATACAAATGTAAAATCTTTTGGGTAAAACATAATAATTTTCCACTTTCCTGGGAAGGATTCCTCGGACAAAGTTTCAAAGACATCATTAGACGCATCTAATCTTCCTGGCTTAACGCCAACAATTCTAAATGGTTCTAATTTATATCCTACTGTTTTCATTTTTCTCCTTATATATAAGTGTGTCGGGCCTATAATTATATCTAATTGATACCGTAATCGTCAATATCTTCTAAGGGAATTATTCCCTTTTCTTTTGCTATTTCAAAACCTTCTCTTGTGAAATGCATTGTTGCTTCTAAATTCTCATCATATTCTACATCCATTAAACCTTCTTCAAAAAGACCAATCAGATTATGATCAACATATTCCATATGAGCTTTCCATAATTCTGGTGCCAACCTTTTTGTGACCGCCTCGTTTAATTCAAATACTGCCTCGCCATTCTCGTTGTAACCAGCAAGTCTTATCGCCCCTATGTCAATATAGTATTGAATTTGTTCTAACGCATTACTGTCTTCCATATTGTCTCCTTTTGTGCACCAGGTAGGACTTGAACCTACGACTACCCGATTATGAGTCGGGGGCTCTAACCAACTAAGCTACTGGTGCCTAGTTGAATTATATATTTGTTGACTGATTATTGTCAATGGATTGCTCTACAATCTGTTGTACATAATCAGAAAAATGTTTTCTTACATTTCCTGGAGGTCTTTTGCCTAATTCATTCCAGATTCTTTTATATTCTATTACGTTAGTAAACGTAGTGGGACATAAACATATTCCATTATACTCCTTTAAAACTGTGGGCAACGGCACATGTTTACCACAACACTTACACTGTTTAGCTCTTTCTTGATATATGCTCATACTATTTCCATTCCGTCTAGTGCTTCCGCCAAACTTTGAGGCATTGGAGATGGAGCCTTAATTAAATTATGACTTTCTTGTTTCTCCTGATCCTTTTGTTGTTTTCTAATTGAACTATAAGTATGCACTTCCACAGAACCAAAATCTGGTCTGGTGTGACTGATAGCATTATATATTGAACCACATACAGCGTCCGCTAAGTCTTTAGAGCCTTTTCTAGGGTGATCAACCTTATCTCTCATAATTCTTAATTCAAGTAATTCATCTATTAATAATTTAATATGTGGTCCAGACAATCTTTCTTCCAACACAACCATTGCCATGTCATCATAATGCTTTTTTGCTACAGACAATGTTTCTGTATTAATTCCATATTGTCTTAATTGCTGCATCATATCGTGAGAATTCCATCGGTCAAATGTGCATATTCTTATGTTAAATCCTCGTGACCTTAGCGCCAATATATAATCTCTTACCTCTGCAAAATCAACAGACTTGTCTGATGTTGGAGTCCAGTATCTTACTGCATCAACTTCAACTATTGGAGCTGGTTGAGAGTAGTTATCAGTAACTTTCACATTAACCCATCTATTAATGTGTGCCATAGAGACAGCACAATGGTCGTGTTTTTGTGCTAGGTCCACATGTATAAAATAATCTTTATCTTCAATTGGAATAAACCAATCCTCAAACCTACCGAACTGATCTACTCCTGAACCTAAATTATTAAATGCTTTTTCTATCTTTTCACGAGATTTAAAAAATGCATCTATTGCTTCAGGTGGCATGCAGGCAAATCTACCAAGCGCATCTATTGGATCTCTATAAAAAGGAATCTTAAAATCATCTATATTTCTTGTTGGATTAACTTCCCATGTAGGTCTTTTAATGCCATAAACTTTAGGATATCTATATGAAACAATATGATCTTCATCCCAATAAACTTCAAACTCGTTTCCTTGTGTATTGTCTGGTAAACCTGGTTCCACTTTAAATTTGTGAGATCTCTGTATTGTTTCTTTTTCCGCCACAATTTCATCGTACCTCTGCTGTATGTAATCGTTCTTAAAACGAGGAAATGATAGCAGTATTACCTTGCCATAATCTGGAAAACGAGAGTCGACAGAAGCACGGTACATTTCGTATATAGCACTTGCTGTCTTTGCTTGATCGTGCCCAGTGGTGCTTTCAAGAGCAAAGCCAGATATTTCATCAAGCACTGCAACCAAAACGTTATACCCTTCAAACGCTTCTCGTTCCGAATGTCCAGAATAAACAGTTACGTTTTTATTAAATTTAATTTCAGAAGCTTTCTCTAAATATTTGCCTATAAACCAAGGTGATCCTACAATTCTATTTCTAAATCCTTTAAAGAAAACATTATTAGCTTGTTGTGCGTTAATAGCAATATTAATAATATCTATTGAGTCCCCAGGTGGTTTACCATAATATGTTGCTGGGTCCTTAAGGCATAATAGTAAATATACTATATATGCTACTGATATGGTAGAGCAATAATCTTTTCCGCTACCCTTACCTAACTGTGCTACGACCTCATTACAGGTTTGCTTATAGCGATCTTCGCCTTCTCTTTGTCCAAATAGTTTGACAAGAGTGGATTGTTTATAGATCTGTGAGCTTTTTTCAATAAGCGTATATTGGTACTCCGAAAGTTCTGGGAGTCCAAGGTACTCTTTTCCTGTAACAAAAGTTCTGAGATCAACTGGTCTTTCGTCAAATTCCTCTCCGTCTAATATATCGATGAGGTCATTAAAATTTAATTCCACTATATTGACCACCACCCTCCGTAAGCAGCCTTGCCATCTGCATGCCACTGTTTCATTAACTTGTGCTCTTTAGCCCAATCTGTTTCATGTGTATCTCTGCCGCAATATGGACAAATCGGTTCTCCGATATGTTCATATACATGTCTACAATGCTTCTTGTCCGTCATGTATTACTACTGCTTCAACGACGCCCGTTATTTGCGATAACCTTTTAGCAACTTCCATTTTACACTTAGGGCAGGTTGCTGTTACCTCTTTTAATATCTTTACAAGTATTTCTTGTTTTCTTTCTGTCTCCGCCAATTGTGTAGCAAGCTCCGCATTATCAAGAAGTCCAACCTCTTGAAGCATTCCAATTCTTTTAGCCTCAATATCAGCAATTAGTTTTAAAGAAGTAGCTTTAACGTTTAGCTGACCCGATTGATCAGCATCCTCTACGGTCTTCCAGGCCTCTTTAATAAGCATAGCGTAGTGTTGGTCTGCCCCAGAGATAGCTTGCTTTGCCCTCTCACGAGCTCCAGAATCGTTTTTAACGACCTCTTTCCACTCGTCTATATATCCAAGAACCTCTGCTCTTTTAAAACCCGTTGTGACGGCAATCTGAGTAGGATTATTACCCTTAAGTAATTCCTCCACCACCCTGTTCATGCGATCAAAATGATCTGCTAATTCAATATCCATATATAGATATTATACCATCCTAGTTGACTAAAATCACTCAGATAATGATTTAGCTATTTTTAATAATATTAAATATCCAATTAAATCATCAATATCATTATCGCCTGGATATTCTGTGCCTTTCATTAATCTATTTAATTTATCATCAATACGGACATGAAGTTGTTCTCTAGGTCCCGCCTTTGAAAATATGCGAACGGGATCAAGAGCGGAATTACCATAGGCAATATTTTTTCTAATTAACATATGTGCAATCTCAATACAAGACTCTAATATTTCTTTGCCAGCAGAAGTTCCTACTGTTAACAAATATAGGTCATCATATTTAAATTCTTTTGAGTCTGGAAATATTGGCTTTAAACTCATTTAATAATACCATTCTCTTTCAATGCTCTATGTATGGTCATAATTGTTACGCCACATTCTTTTGCAATTTCTTCCATAGTTTTTCTTTGAACCACATATCTTCTATATAGCCAATCTTTACTTTTATA